AGTTGCGCCTTATAGTATTCAATGCATTCCAAATTGAATTTTATATGTTTTTCTATTCTGTCACGAATATCGTACATATCAACTTTCTTTGGCTGGGTGTAGGTTTTAACACCAGCTACTCGGTTCGACTTTACCTTCGACTTTACCTTCGCTGTTGGTACAACGGCCTTTTTCGCCGGGCCTTTTTTGCCGCGAATTTTAGCCATATATGCTTTAGCTTCTTTACTGCCTTTTTTGAATCGTGCCATATTACGCGAAGTTTCCTAATTGTGGTTTATTTGTACCTGTATTCATTCGTGGCTTTTTAACCCTTTCCGATCTATTCCAATATGTACGGTTAAAACCAGTCGTTCTTTCTACCCATTTCGGTACACCTGACATTTCCCCGGCCTCATTGTCTTGATCGCTTTCGGCTTTATCGTTTTCATCCTGGCTTTCGCTTTGTGCAAAGTCATCATTTAACGGCGTGCTTTCAATTACTTCGCTTTCACTTTCGGCGGCCTGATCGGCGGCCTGATCTACTTTTCGATCAATTATACCTTTGACAATCTGCACCCCCTTCTTTTCAAGGTCTTTTACATCAATGCCGGCTGATTTTAATAATTGAGTAATTTTCAATACTATCGGCGTTGCAGCAGCAATTGCTGCTGCAATTGCTGGCACTACTCCAATTCCGGCCACTGATTCGACCGGGGCCTTTTGTTTTGCGCCTTGCAAAATGTTTTTTTGCAAGTTGTTATAATTACCTCCAACCTTTTCCCAAAATGATTTCAATTTAGCTGTATTACCAGCTTTAACCAGGGCGTATAATCGGCGGCCCAAATTGAAAGCGTTGATTTTAACAAGTAATAAAAATGCGTTTCTGCTGCTAACGGTTGCCGGGTTGAACTTTAATAAAACCTTTCCACGTTTTTTAATGGCTGCTTTAATCTTTTGCTTTGCGGCGGCCCTTTTTTCCTTCTTTTGCTGCTTTGTTCGTTTTGTTCGACCGATCCCGGCCATTGCGATAAGTGCCATGGGTTTTTTATCTAAAAAGTGAAAATATTGTTTTTTGTAATTAAAGGACGATAAAACAGGATCGACAAAAATTTCATTTGCGGTGCCTGGATTAAGTACTACAAATACATGGTGAGGTAGTTTATCATAAGGACGATAAGACGCGAAACGATAATACCAGTTAATAGCATAACCGGCCCGGCGTAAACTATCCAGCACACCGCCAATAAATAACGAATAGCTTTTACAATCCAGGCCCGTTTGTTTGTCTGATCCCAAATAAAGGATCGCAGACGGGGAACGCAATGTTTGCTTATTGTCCGGCTCAATAATATAATGCGTATTCGATTTTAAAAAATCATAAACACATTTTGCCGTTTGCCGGGCTGATCCTTTCCAAAATTTTTGTGAAATTTTATCATATTCGCCGGCGTATTTCCTGTGAGTTAAAAGAATACCGCTAATAATATCGCCTATGCCCTGGTTATATACCAGCACATTTGATATGTGTCGAAACGGTTGCAGACTATTTAAAATCAATTCTTTCATTCTAAGTAAAATCAATTTATCTTAAAACCTGGTCAACGTTAATAGGCAAGCCGTTAATATTTACAGCCCCTTTAAATTTAGCGATCATATTGCCAGCTCCTTTTAGTTTGGCTTTTACCAGGGCCTTTAGGGTAGAAAATATCCCGGTGCCGCGCGGTTTTAGCGTGACGTTTATTTTACTCATGGAATTACCGGCTATTTTTTGCACGGTGAAATTTTGCACGGTTGCAACTTCGTTATTATTTACGTACAAGGATCCAACGATAGAATTAATCGTTGCCGCTAATGCCGTTGGGTTGCTGATTCCTAACGTTACAATTACCTGCAATTTTTTCAAATTAAAATCAAGTTTTTCAAATGTAACTGTTGAATTTTTTGCAAAGGTTTTAGCTGATTGACGGGTATATAGGTATGCCAGCAAACCAGCGCCGCCCAAAATGAAAATATTTGATAATTTCATGTATGCAAGATACCCTATTTAACATAATATATATTATTACCTGTTTGCTCTCTTCAATTCGGTGGTTCATTGGTGGTGGTTTAGGTTGCTAAGTTAGTACGAATAATTTAATGATTGGTTAGTGACTGAAACGCAAAAGCTAATGGAGAGGATTGCTAGGGGTGATACCTTAGCGACCATGTTCTTGCTGAAGACTAGAGGCAAGAGAAGAGGATATATCGAAAAGACTGAGGTTGCTCATGAAGGAGATGTGGTTAAGCAGATTACAGTCAACGTAGTTAAACCGAATCAAATTGGAGATATTATGAAACAAGTAGACGGAGATGAGCACAAAGCGTTACCTGAAGGTGAGATAATCAACTTTGATACGCAAACTGAGCCAGGAATGGTCGTACCTGCTTACAAGGCAGGAGAAAGTGATGAAATCCCACTTTACAACCATGATAAAGGTGAATTATTGGATATTAATGAAGATGGTGAGTATGAGGAGTAGCTACAATGCCTCTATTTCGCATTTTAAGGCGATTCTACGGCTTTTAACCCTATGTGTAGTACTATGTATCCATTTTGGAATTGAAAGGCTTAAATGGGGCTTAAAATAGCAAATGGGGTCTACCCTTGTATAAAACCAAAAGTTTTCTAATGGAAAACACACAACCAATTTTTTAATTTTTTTTCCTATGTCTTATGAATGTAACCACAAACATCGTCTTCGAAGTACTGCAAAACAGCCAAAAAAAAATATCAGTTATGCAAGGCGGAACAAGGTCTGGCAAAACTTACAATGTATTGACATGGTTTATCGTGAAATTATTACAAGAGAAGGGAAAAACCCTAACCATTTGCAGATCCTCGTTGCCATCCATAAAAGGCTCAGTGATGAGAGACTTTATCGAAATACTATCGAAATATGGATTATACTCAGAAGAAAAGCACAACAAATCAGAAAATCTTTACTTCTTAGGAGGCAATGTCGTAGAGTTCGTCTCTACCGATCAGCCACAAAAAATAAGAGGTCGTAAAAGAAACTACTTGTTTATAAACGAGGCGAATGAGGTAAACTACGAATCTTGGATGCAGTTAGCATTAAGAACCACAGAAAAGATTGTAATTGACTATAACCCTTCTGATTACTACTCTTGGATTTATGATAAGGTTGTTCCTAGAGAAGATGCTGACTTTACCATCACTACCTACAAAGACAACCCATTTCTTGAAAAATCAATCGTAGATGAGATTGAGAGGCTTAAAACAGCCGACCATGAATATTGGAGAGTTTATGGCTTAGGAGAGAGAGCAATATCCCAAGCGACCATTTATACGCATTGGAAGCGTAGAAGGAACTTCCCTGATGGCGGAGATGTGTTTTACGGACTTGACTTTGGATTTAACAACCAAACAGCCCTTGTTAGGGTTAAGAACTTTGATGGCGAGTTGTTTGTTGACCAATTAATCTACGATACAAAAATGTCAACCGCTTTACTAATCGACAGGATGCGTTCTTTAGGGCTTGATAGGAACTCAGAGATATATGCCGACCCTGCTGAACCGAAAACCATCTCGGAGGTGAATAAGGCAGGATTTAACTTGAAGAGTGCTGTTAAGGATGTTTATGCAGGAATCAACAAGGTAAAATCATTTCCTTTGCATATTAGGTCAGAGTCCTTAGATTTGCTTGATGAGATTAAAAACTACAAGTGGAAGACCGATACAGATGGCAATACACTTGATGAACCTGTGAAGTTTCGAGATCACTTAATGGACTCTATGAGGTATGCCATATACACAAAATATGCGAAACCGAAAAGAGGGTGGGTTGTATAGCATAAAAATTTGTTACTTTTGTAAAAATAATATATAGCGTGAATTTAACGGACATACTAAAGGCAGCTAACCCTTTTCAACAGAAGGCAGCTCCAAAGGTGACTTTTAACAATCCTTTTACTGATTTCGGTGGATTGATTGGCGGAAGAACACTTTATCCAGAATTAGACCAGCAAAAATTTGTACTTGACTATAAAAACAATAGTGAGGTATATGCTATCATCAAACGTATCTCTAAAACTATTTCTACTGTTCCTTTCTATGTTTATCAAGTAAGGAACAAAAAAGAGTTAGCAAGATACAAGTCAATGCTAAATAATGCAACATCTACAGCAGATATTGCTAAAGCTGAGTTAGTTCGTGTAAAAGCAGTTGCTGAGATTGCTGAATCACCTTTAAACGACTTATTAGAAAAACCAAACGAATATCAATCATTCTCTGAATTTATCGAGAGTGCTGTAGGTTATAAACTAATTACTGGTAACACTTACATCTGGGCGAATAGATTAGCTTCAGGTAAGGTTGCAGAACTTGTTACACTCCCATCTCAATACGTTGCCATTATTTCTGATGGTACAATAAATGGGGTTGAAGGTTATTCTTTTACGCTAGTTGGATGGGATCAATTAGATGCGAAAGACGTAATCCATCTAAAATACTTCAACCCTTACTTTGACACTAACGGACAACAGCTTTATGGCTTGAGTCCTTTACAAGCAGCATATAGAACTGTACAGCGTTCTAACGATGCAAAAGATACATCGGTAGGTATGTTACAGAATCAAGGACCTAAAGGTATCTTGTCTGCGGATGAATCAAATGACTTCGGACCAGAGGCAGCAGGAAAGCTTAAAGAAGATTTCTACAATCAGTACGGAACAAAAACTCAAGCTGGTATCTTAAAGAATGCTGGTAAGATTTTGATTGCAGGTGCAAAGTTGAATTGGATTAACATGGGATTAAGCCCTGTTGATTTACAATTACTAGAATCAGAGAAAGTAACACTTAGAGAACTTTGTAATGTTTACGGAGTTAACTCTGCGTTGTTTAACGATCCTGATAACAAGACTTATAACAACATGAAGGAAGCTAAGAAGGAAATGTTGACTCAAGTAGTCCTTCCTGAATTAGTAGCTCTTCGTGATGCGTTTAATAGATTCTTTACAACAGAGATTGGTGAAGGTTACTATATCGATTTCGATTTGACAGTATTCCCTGAATTACAAGAGGACATGAAAGAGCTTAGTGCTATCCTTTCACAATCTTGGTGGATTACTCCAAACGAGAAGAGAGCAGCTATGCGTTATGATACTATGGAAGGAACTGAAATGGATGAGATATTTATCCCAGCAGGTTACTTACCTATAGATGAATTGACGATGCTACAAGACCCTAGAGATGCACAACAACAAGGTGATTACAATTTGCCTCCAGTAAAATAAATACTATGAAATCATTTGAACAATTAGAAAAGGCATTAGAATTATTGTTTGACCAAAAAGCAATCAATAAGACTAATCCAAAAGGAATTGCACACGCTAATAGCTTAATCGCTAGTGGTGACGTTAAAGAACCTAGTACTTGGGAACACCCAACAGCAGAAATGGAAAATGCTTACTTAGAGGCTAATGGAATTGAAGAGTTTTCTAAATGGTATTTAGGAGTTGATACAAACGCAAGTCCTGATACAAAAGCTCACTATGGTTATGTTTATACTTCAGATTTCAAGACTGTAGATAGACAAGGCTTAAGAGCTATCAGACAAAGAGCAGCTCAAAATGGAATGACTAGCATATTTGCAGCAGCAGGTAAGATGATAGAAAAGATTGACGCTAAAAAATAGATGCCGAAAATACTTTACCCATCACAGCAATTTGCTTTGCAACAAAAGATTGCAAGGAAATCAATCAGAGAGTTTCAGCCTAAAATAAAAGAGGCTTTACAAGCTGACTTTGATAAAGCTGCTCAAATGGTTGAGGCATTAGGGGTGGAACAAGCGGCTAATAATCGTGCAGGATTTTTTACTGGCGATAAGATTAATAATATTTTACGAACTTTGTATGAATCAACTGGCGGTTATACTGCTATGAGATACCAACAGATGTTTGAAACGAATAAGAAAGCGGAAGAGATTGACCTTGATCCTTTAAACATTTTGGATGAGTGGTTAGTATTTATGTTATCGTATTGGACTGCGATTAGCGGACTAAAGATGCAAGGCATAGAGAATACTACTGAAAACGAAATAGCTCGTATATTCGCTAATGTTATAAAGTATGGTCGTGAGAATGGATTGTCACAAAATGAAGTTAATTCATTGGCAATACAAACTCTGAGAGAAGGGAAGATAAATAACGCAAGGAGTTTACTTATAGCAAGAACTGAAAGCCATCAGGCGTTAAGTACAGGTGCTATAGGTGCGGTTAGGTTAGCAGGTGTTCCAGTATTAAAACAATGGATAGCTGCTGAATATCCAGCTAAGAGTGGTAAGCCAAGATTATGGCACAGGGATTTAGATAGACAAACGAATCCTGACAACAAAGGTGTAAGAATCCCTGTTAATCAACCATTCCTAGTAAACACTCCTGACTATGGACTAATAGAAATGCAATATGCACATGATGCAGCAGGGTTAGCAGTAAATAACTGCAACTGTAGATGCTGCACAGTTTATATAGCTTAAATAAAAAATATGAGTAACTTTTATAACA